ATAGAAAGTGTGCGCCGGCTAACCGGTCAGACCGTAACCCTATCGTTTTGGGCGATTGCCAGTGCCGCGGGGATGAAACTGGGTGCGGGCGTTTATCAGTTTTTCGGCACTGGCGGCAGTCCGTCGGCAGGGGTTCAGATCAATGGGCAGGCTGTCACACTGACGACCGGTTGGGCACGCTACAGCCTGACATTCGCCATCCCGTCCGCGTCCGGCAAGACCCTCGGCACCAACGGCGATGACTACACTCAGGTGGCGTTTTATTACTCAGCAGCACCCGCGCTTGCGGCGGCGACCGGCAGTGTGGGGGTGCAATCAGGCACCATCACCCTATGGGGTGTGCAGTTGGAGGTCGGCAGCCGCGCAACGCCGCTGGAAAAACCCGATCCGAGCTACGACGTGGCGAGTTGTCAGCGGTTCTTTCTCAGCAGTTTTGTGTCTTCCATCGGCTATCAAGCGGCCGGGTCGGGCTTTCTCGGCACGGCGTTCTTTCCGGTAACGATGCGCGTCAATCCAACCATCAATATAATCGGCACACCCACCCTGTATAACGTCCCAAGCGTGGCGGCTGGCGGTGCCATGCCAGGGTGCGTGACATTTCAGGGCATCGCCACGGCATCCGCGCCGACCGGATTTGCACTCAACTACATCGCATCAGCCGACCTCTGAGGACACCATGGCACAACCTCTTAGGCAGTCACTTATCGCGAACGAACTCTCCATAGAGACGCTCGGTCATGGCGCGTCGGGCCTCAGCCGCTTCTTCGATTGTATCGAACTTTCCAGAATAGTGCCTTACACCATGATGCATCACTTGCGCAGAGAAACGGCCTTTAACAACCTTGATGCCTTTATGTCCCGTCGTGTTGCTCAGAGGCAACCTGGAGTTTGCCATGTTGCCGGAAGGGGTTGTAGCCCGAAGGTTGTTAATTCGGTTATTTGCCGGATCACAGTCAATGTGGTCGATCGCATCCGGGACAGGCTCCCCATGAACCAACAGCCAAGCGAACCTGTGCGCGGCAAGATGGTGCCCCAGCCGAATATAAATATGACCAAAGGTGTTGTAGCCGCCGGCCGGCATATCCGCATAGCGGGTGTTCCAACTGCTATGCGCTTGGTTGTTGCGAAAATGCTCCCGCGGTCTTTTGCGCCAACGGAACTCACCCGTGTCAGGGTTGTAGCTCAAGCACTCGCGAACGTAGTCAATATGCGGCAAAGTTTTACGAGCCATAACGCCTTCGTCCTTCGCTTGGGAGTATACCCGTGATGGCTTCTGAATACCAACTCGTCGCAACGCTCCCCGGCATGACGATGCAGACCGTGCAGCGCATCGCCGATGGCGCGTTCGTCCCATTCGATCCGGCGAACCGTGACTATCAGGAATATCTCGCGTGGCTTGACGCCGGCAACACGCCTGATGCCGCTGATCCCATTCCGAAGCTGGTTGCATGAGCGACACGACAACCCCTTTCCTCGGCCTCACGAAACCCGCGATCGGTGGGTCTAATGACACATGGGGGAACAAGGAAAACGCAGACGCCGATTTGATCGACGCCAATGCGTCATCAAACAACAGCCGTCTCGCGGCGCTCGAGGCGCGATGCACGGCGCTGGAAAACAGCCAGTGGCAGGAGGCGGTCGGCACGGTCAAGTGGTGGCCTGCTGACCAGAATTTTCCGGCGGGCTTCCTGTTCTGCGACGGCACCTTGCTTGCGCCATCGACCTATCCGCTGCTGTTCGCGATTCTGGGCAACGCGTGGGGCGGCGACGGCGTTAATACGTTCGCGGTGCCCGATCTGCGCGGCTGCGTCTTGGTTCACATGGATGCCGGCTCCGGCCGCCTGCAAGGTCAGTATGGCCCAGACCGGATCGGCGGGATTGGTGGCACCTCAATCGTCGCTCTGACGGTCGCACAGATGCCGACGCATAGTCATGGCGGCGTTACCGACACGCAGGGCGATCACATTCATGGCTTCACTGCAGCGTATATGCTCGCGGGTGGCAACACTTTCAGCGGTTCCGCGCTAACCATCCAGAACACCGGACTGCAGACCGACGTGGCGGGCGCACACGCGCACAATCTTCGCGACAACCAGCAGGGCTCCGGCGCGGCGCATACCAACTGCCAGCCTGGCGCGCTGGGTTACTACATGATCAAGGCGGCGAACCTGTGAGGCGGCGCGCGCTCCTGGCAAGTCTGCCGTGGTGGGTCGGCGTCGCCGCCGCGCAGCCGCTGACGCAGGGCGCCACCGTTCCGGCGTGCTTCGACCGGCAGATCTGTTTCGGGGCGAGCAACACCGTCCCACCCGGCGCGACACTCGATTTGTCATTCATGGGCGGCACGCTCGATCCGCGCATCGCGTTCAGTCGTGCCGCTGGCCCTGCGACGTATTTCGATGCCACCGGCACGATGCGGACGGCGGGTGTGAATCTGTTGTTCCCATCGGTTCCCGATACGACCGCATGGACAAGCGGCGCTGCCACCGTGACGCTCGGTGCCAGTGCAGCGCCAGATGGGACAGTCACGGCAACGCGGGTCGCGGAGACGACAGCGAGCGCGCTACATTATGTTGTTCGCTCGCCGGTAGCGACGACATCTCTTGGTCCGCAAACGCTGTCGTTGTATGCCAAGGCAGCGGGAACACGCTATTTGCAAGTCTCGCTGGACGACAGCGGCAGCGGAACAATCGGTGGCTATGCCACATTCGATCTGCAAGCCGGTGTCGTATCGGGTGCGCTGACTGCACGAGGCGCGGCAGTCATCGGGACTGCTGTCATTCAGGCTGCGGGCAATGGGTTCTATCGTTGCTCGATCACCGTTACCACGACGGGTGCGGCGCTCAATGACCGCGCGTTTCTCATCCTGAGCAATGTGCCTGCGCCCGCATTCTCTCCGACCTATGCGGGCAATGCAGCGAATGGGTTGCTGGTTTGGGGGGTGCAGCTAGAGGTCGGTTCATCTGCATCGCCCTACATTCCCACGACATCGGCAGCGAGTGGCGCCCCACGCTTCGACTACGATCCGGTCGCACGGTCGTTGCGTGGGCTGCTGATCGAGGAAGCACGGACCAACATCCTGTTTCCCTCGCAGACGATCAGTTCGTGGCCGCTCAAGACCGACACGGTGGTTACCGACAACAGCGCTATATCGCCCGACGGCACCACGAATGCATCATTGGCGACGGAAGGCGTTGCAGGGACAGCCACAGTAGGTGCCAGCGGATTCACTGTGGCCGCCAGTTCAACAGTCACCTATTCCATCTTCCTCAAGCGGGGCAACACCGACTGGGTGCGGATTATCGCAGCCGATAACGGATCGACCAACGGGATAACGGTGTGGGTCAATCTGGCGACGGGGGCTTCATCGTTTGCGGCACGCGGCACGGCAACAGCGCAATCAGCGAGTGTTACTACGCTTGGCAATGGCTGGTATCGCATGATTGCCACCTGCACACTGGCTGGAACGTCAACGAGCGCGGCGCTCAGTACGCTGTCTTCGACTGGGAATGGCCAGACGACGCGAGTGAACAATGCGACGTATTATGCGTGGGGCGCACAGGTCGAGCTTGGTGCCTTCCCCACGAGCTACATCCCGACGACATCCGCGGCAGTCACGCGGGCAGCAGATCAGGCGTCGATGCCGATAGGTGCGTGGTATAATCCTAACGCGGGATCGATCGTTGCGGAATTTTCGGCACGCAACATCCCGCCAGCAGGAAGGCAAGCAGGTATCGTGCGCATTGACGACGCGACCAGTGCGAACAGAGCACAGATTTACCTGAACCCTGCAACCGGGAATGTCTTTGCGTTTGGCTCCGTTGCTGGCGTGACACAAGCAAACCCAAACGGCCAAGTGATAACCGGGGCACCACAGAAAGCTGCCTTGACGTATGGATCACCCTGGACGTTTGCCTTTGACGGCGTGGCGGGCGCAAGCGCTGGCACCACGACGCCTCTGCCAGTGACTAGAATGCTAATTGGAGAAGCCAGTGCCACGCTTGGGCAATGGCCACTCAACGGTTGGCTGCGCCGCATCCGCTACTGGCCGCGCGCGCTGACCAGCACCGAGCTGCAGCAGGTCACGACATGACTCCGAATCAGAAGGACCGCGTGTGATGAACAAAGCCCTGGCTGTTGTGTTGCTCGCGAGTCTTGCCATCGGCAGCGCGCGCGCGATCGTGCTGACCACGCTCGATGTGGCCACGGTGACGACCGGTGGCACGGCAGTCACCGCTCTGCTGGTCGGGCACCGCACCAGTGGCGGCTGGTTGATGAACCCCAGCACCGCAACCGCTGCCCTCTGCATCAACGAGCGCGGCACCGCGACGACGACCGCGGGCGGCGACGTGACGTGCATCGCGCCGGGGCAAACCTATTTGCTCGCCCCAACCAGGGAGGCGGTGTCGGTGGTGTCGTCAGACGGCCCGCATCCATTCAGCGGCTACGGGTTCCAATAGCAGGAGGCGACAATCCCCCAATTTGCAGGACAGATGCAGGAAGGCACCGGCAACGGCGATGACTGGTTGCCGGCCGACGGCACCTACGCCAACCGCGCGACCTATCCCGACTACCACCGCCGCGTCGGCGCCTATTGGGGGCGCCACGGCTATTCGTTCGAGCGATTGCCGCTGATGGAGGGTTGGCAGGTTTGCGTGCGTGACGATCCGGACGCGCCCGATCCGCCTGGCTCGTTGGCGCCGCCGGTCAACGTCCAAGTCCCCTATGCCTCCCAGGAGGGCGACACGCTGAACTGCACGATGGGCGAGTGGGAAGGCGAGCCGAGTGCCTATGCCTACCGCTGGGTGTTGGACGGCATGACGGATATCGGCAGCAACCCCGTCTACACCATCAGACCTGTCGACATCGGTCGCGACGCCGCATGCACCGTGACGGCGAGCAATGCCCTGGGCTCGACCAGGGCCGTGCCGTCCAACAGCGTCACCATCGTCGGGCCGCCGCCGCCGGAGCCACCGGAGGAACCAGTACAGGCGCAGGCGACGCTGCGCATGCCGGGCACCTGAAGATGCCGCGCGCCCCGATCACCATCCCGGCCGGGCTCAAGCCGCGCGCGACCCCGCAGGCCACTGGCAGGCAGTGGTGGGATATGAGCCTGGTGCGGTGGAACGGCGCCGAGCTGGTGCCGATCGGCGGCTGGCTCAAGCTGCCCAACATGCAGCTGAGCAGCGCGGTGCGAAGCTTGTTGAGCTGGCGCGATAATGGCGCCGAACGGTGGGTCGCCGCGGCGTCGCTCGGCCAGATCATGGTGTATGACACCGCGGGTCACGACATCACGCCGCCGGGGTTCGTGGCCGGTGCGCCCGGCGACCGCATCGACGGCTACGGCATCGGCGCGTTCGGCGTCGGGCAATATGGCACGAAGCGCATTCCCGATCCGACGTTCGATCCGCGTGGTGCGCCAGGCGACGTGACGAGCCTGTCGAACTGGGGTCAGAACCTCGTGGTGTGCGGCTCGGCCGACAACCGCATCCTGTGGTGGGTGCCGGATGCAAATGTCAGCACCGGCCTGGTGCCGATCCCGCCGGCGACACCTCTGCCGACGGAAACGGCGGGCATCGTGCATGTCGTGCCGCGGGCGCGTTATGTCTTCGTCACCGATGAGCGGTTCATTGTGGCGCTCGGCGCTGACGGCGATCCGCGCCGCGTCAGTTGGAGTGATCAGGAGCGGCCGGGCGCCTGGACGCCGGACGTGGTCAACCTCGCCGGCTCGCTGCAGCTCAACAGCACCGGCGCAGCCTGGGCGGCGCGACGGGTGCCGACCGGCTATCTGATTTTTTGCGACGACGATGTGCATGCGATGCAATGGGTCGGGCCGCCCTATGCGTACGGCATCGTGCGGATCGGCACCGGCTGCAGCAGCGTCTCGCCGAACGCGATCGTGGCCAGCAGCCAGCGCACCGTGTGGATGGGGCAGGAGACGTTCTGGATCCATGAGGGCGTGCCGCGGGTGCTGGTGTGCGACATCCAAGACCGGGTTTTTTCCAATTTGAATCGCGACACGCAGGGCCGCACGGTCGGCGCACAAAACGGAATGTTTCCGGAAATTTGGTTTTTCTATCCCGACAAGACCTCGGTCGAGCCGAACCGCTACGCGGCGTGGAACTACCAGGTGAATATCTGGATCGGCGGCATGATGGAACGAACCGGCGTGACCGAGCCTGGCGCCTACGGGCTGCCGCTGATGGGCGACGTGTCGGGCTTCGTCTACGCGCACGAAAATGGCTGGACCGCTGACGGCACCATGCGCGGCAGCACGGTCTACGCGGAAACCGGCGACATGCAGATCAGTGAGGGTGACCTGGCGGTCTGCGTGCGTGGGTTTATTCCCGACGCGCGCAATCAGGAGCAGATGCAGCTGCATGTGTTCGGGCAGTGGGAGCCGCTCGATCAGATGGAGGATTTCGGCGTCTTCCCCTACACGCGCACCGACGGGATCATCGACGCGCTGTTCGAGGCGCGGGCCATCCGGGTGCGTGTTGAGGGCGTCGATCCGGCGATGCCCGGCGCAGTGCAGCCGTGGGCCTTGGGGCGGATCCGCATGGACAGCGTGCCGGGGAGCGGCCGATGAGCGGCTATCAGCGTCCGCGCAATCATTCGGCCCTGTCGGTCAAGCTGCCGCGGCTGCCCAGCAATTTGCCCGGCGCCGAGATCATCAACGGCGCCTACACGCTGCTCGAGACGGCCGACAGCCAGAACGTCAAGCGCAACCTCGAGGCGCCATTCCCGGCGATCATGCTGCAGGCGCCGAACGGGTCGACCTATCGCATGAGCGTCGACAATGCGGGCGCGCTGGTGCTGGTGCAGGTTCCGGTGCCGTCGTCATGACATCGTTCATCCCCCGCGGACAAAGTTTTTTGCAGCCGCGCCTCGAGGCGGCGCTGCTGCGCGCGGGCTCGACGCATGACTGGGTGCGCGATGTGGTGCCGCGGCTGTGCGATGGCCGCGCGCAGTGGCACAGCACGCAAGATGGCCGCGGCGCGATCGTCACCGAGCTGCTCGATTATCCCAATTACCGCGTGGTGAATTACTGGCTCGGCGCCGGCGAGCTGGCCGCCTGTCGATCGCTGGTGCCGGGCATTGAAGCTTGGGCACGGGGGGAAGGCTGCGTGCGGGCGATCGGGCTCGGCCGCCCGGCCTGGCGCCGCGTCCTGGGCGACGACGTCGACGTGGTCGGCCTCGCCTACAGCAAGCTGTTGGGGGTGTAACATGGGCGGCGGCGGCACTCCGTCCAACACCACCAGCAGCGCGACGACGCAGGTTCAAGTACCCGATTGGGTGCAGAGCCAGCTGCAGCAGAATCTCTCGACCGCCAACCAGCTCGCGTCGCAGCCTTACACGCCGAGCAATTTGCCGACGGTGGCGCCGTTCTCGGCGGATCAAACCGCTGCGTTTAACGCGATCAGGTCGAATGTCGGTTCGACCCAGCCGGTGTTCGACCTGGCGCAGAGCCAGGTGCAGAACCTGCCGCAGACCACGCAGAGTTTGCTGAACCCTTATCTCGCCAACGTCGAAGGCGACACCGTCAGCAACATCCAGCGCGCTGCGGCGCTGCAGGGCCAGACCGAGGCGTCGAACGCGATCGGCGCCGGCGCCTATGGCGGGACGCGCGAGGGCGTGCAGCAGGGGGTGATCGCCTCGGAGGCGCAGCGCAATATCGGCCAGGCGATCAATCAAATCCAATCGCAGGGCTACAACACCGCGCAACAGGCGGCGCTCAGCCAGGCTGCGGCCGAAGGCAACATTGCGAGCGCCGGGCAGACCGCGAACCTGCAGGGCATTTCGGCGCTCAATCAGGTCGGCCAGCAAGAGCAAACGCTGCAGCAGGCGCAATACGCCTCGGCGCTGCAGCAATGGCAGCAGCAGCAAAATTATCCCTACCAGCAGCTCGCGCTGCAGCAGTCGGCACTCGCCGGCTCGCCATACGGCAACGCTGTCACCAGCAGCCAGCCCTACAGCAGCAACACGGCGGAACAATTGTTGGGATTGGGTAT